ATTTACCACGTGATACATACATCTCACTCCATCACGCCACCCAACTTCATAATGATAGTGTGGTATCTTAGCTATTCTTACCATTTCTTCAGCTTCTTTCTCCGCCTGTTTAAGTTCATCAATCATTTTGTGATACTCCATTTAATTTTTCCAATAGCCAGCGGTTATACTTCTGCAACTCGTCATTTTTAGCTACCGAGGTGTTAAACGCCGGAGTTGCCCAGCGTAAATTACTAGCCATATTATTCTTTGGGTCATTGTCGATATGGTCTACTACGGTTTTATGTTCCAGGTCGTCATTCTCGACAAAGGCCTCTGCTACCAACTTGTGTACGCACCTATGAGCCGTCTTATCCTTATAGTGTAGTTGCACACTCAAATATTTCCGTGATGCTACTCTTCTTTTACCGTAGGCAAAAAAGGTATTAGCGGAGAACTGTTTAAAGCGCCCGGCTTTGAGGTTAAACACTCTGCCGTAGTTGCTTATGGCGTAGTTCTCAAAGTCTTTTATCAGCTTCCACTGTTCGCCTTTCAAAGACAATAATATGTCATTATTCAACTCTTCCAAGGTCATACGCTAACCTTCTTCATGTTAGTACACTTGCTATCTTTTCCTGCATCATTCTTACCCTTTATCTTCCGAAGCTTATTCTTAACCCTTATCATATTTATTGCTGTATTAGTGAGCTCCGGATGCTCAAATCGCATTCCACATTTATTTAGCGTCGCATTTTCCCCTCTGGTTATGCACGCTAAATTAGCTATATTGAGATTAGTCTTATCACCGTCAAGCACAATAACAATGTGCCCCTCAGGAACTTTGCCGTTATGCATCGCCCACACCAGATTTTTGATAGGTACCCAATCAGCTTTTTTAGCTCCGGTTTCGCTAACCTTGATGACTAAATGCCCGTCTTTATCTATCCTTGTCGATCCAACCTCTCGATGTGTCCAAGGGGCATTTCCTTTTTTAAACAAAGTTGGTCTTAGCTTTTCAAGCGTATCTGGGCTCATAGGTAAGCCCTTATTCCACGATTCATGCCCTTTCTTAAATTTGCAATCGCGACCGCTTGTAATTTTGTTCCGTGACATGAGGTTTTTTAGCTTGTCAGCCGTTAGTTCTGTGTTATACTTAGCATTTAGCATCGCTAGAATTTCAGTCTTTAGCTTTCCTCCGGCGATGCTCCTCACGTACTCAACCATCTCAACACTATATTTCCTTGGCATTCTTATCCCCCAGAATAGTGGCAGGTATTTCCCGATACGGCGAAGCACTGCAGTCATTAACGTACTCATAAGCTTTTAGCTGCAAGTGCGCGGTACTTACTATAGTTCCGGCAATCTTGGTCACGGCATCACAGCGGGCTACTTCCTTCTCCAGCTCCTCCGGCGATAGGCTCTCATCGTTAAGCCTTTCCAGGCACATAAATAAATGGTCATTCAAGTCTGATAATGTGTTTTTCATTTTGTCACCTGATAATTAAATTATTAATTGTGTATAATATTTACACACTATATGTATGATGCACATCTCGAGGGATCGGATGTGCTATTTTTATTCCCCATAATTCTTTGAATATCTTTCTATTGCTAAATCAATTGCATCCATGATACACTCAGGCACCAAAGGAGGGTGTTCAAATGCACTATGAGTATCAATCCATCTACACCCTTCTTTGATACTATGGATGTACTGCTTGTTTCCGTTGGCAAAACAAAGGATTTCAATCCTGTGTTGCTCACCAATAACATCTTCCCAAAATGCCACAAACCCGAAGTCGTGCCGTGGAGATTTGATCATGACTTCATAATCATGATCTAGTCCTTGACTATGAGCTACTACTATCAAATCTCGAAAACCTTTTATATTAGCAAGGGTCAACTGCCAGAAATTTAATTTTTTCATTTTCTGCTTTCCTTTTTTAAATCTCTATAGCTTCTACGTCTTCCCAGTTTACAAAGCACAGTATCAGCTTTGGATTCCGCCAGTCGCCGTACTGGTCAAAGAACACGCCGGCATTAAGGTCAATATACTTAATCAGCTTCTTCCTATAGTTAGCATCGTATGAGTCACCTTTTCGTTCTAAATAATCTGCAAAGCGGTTGATAAGGAACTCACCCCCGCAAAATGCTCTAACCTTCGCTTCGGTATCCGTTACAACATCCCGCTCCAGCCAGTCAGTCCAGAACCCTATTTCTTTGCCGTTTTCGACGATTGGTGCGTTGTAAATAACACGGCGGTGACGGTTGTCAAACATGTATACCTTTTTCTTGTCGATATTTACGTCGACAACCTTGCCAGTTTCCTCACCTAAAAGGTATTCCTTAACAGTCTTGATATTCATTTTAGCTTTCCTCTTTTGCCTTTTGACCGAGGCCCCTTGCCTCAACCTTCATTTATAATTATAGCTATTTTGCATAATAAAAATGAGAGATAAATCACATTTTTAAATATTTGTTTAATTCGTCCTTAATGTTTTCCAGCTTGGCCAGGTTATCACTGAGGATTTCCCCCTGGACAAGTTGCGCCAGTTTCTTAAGTACTTCCAGACTTATCGCATTGCGCCCGCGCTCCAGGGCGCGGATATATACATGAGAATACCCCAGCCGTTCGGCTAGTTCTTCCTGGGTCAGACCCAGTGCCCCGCGGAGTAACTTTAAATCCTCTTTATACATTCTTTTCTTTCTCCTCCTTATGGCTCTGGATGTAGTCCTCCCTGGAGCTGAGCCAAAGGGTCAGTCCGGCCTTAACTTGCATAAGAGCTATTTCCTCGGAAGTCATGCCGGAGCACTTATCCTGGAGGCGTTGCAGCATCTGCTTAACTACTTCCAGGAAGTCCGCGCAATTTTTGTCAAATTGATTAAATTCCGGAATATCCTCCGGGAACAGTGGCTTATTTTTCATTTTTATTTTTCTCCTTAAACTCAGAATCAACAAACTTAAAATATGCATCGTGCATAATGTCGTATGCAAATCTAAAGCATAAATCAGAGCGGTTTTCCCGCTCAAATTCATCATATTCAGTCAAATAATCCTCTTCCTCTTCAGCTTCCTTTTTCATTCATTATTTCCCCCAGATATGAGTATAACGGTCGGGCAGGTTGTTGCAGTCCCCTGCGGAACCGTCAGCGTTAATCACCTTAACGCATTGCTTTGTTTCCCAGCTGAAAATTACATCTGGTGTATCTATTGCTCTAACTAAAGCAAAAACAAAAGCAATAGATACGCTAACTAAAAGGATAACCTCCTTAATCATTTTTGTTACTCCTTGGATAAATTGTTGTAAAAAACGCATTTTTCGATGTATTCGATCATACCTGATGCGTTGTTGAATAAATGTTCATACTTATAAATAGTTCTAATGACATCATCTACAGTCTGGCACATATCCAAAGTTTCATCCAATTGATCATTTACATTAATTTCAATTTCGCTAATCCACTTTTCTGCTTGCTTTTTGTTAAAAGCAAGGATTTCCTCACTGCTGGCTTTAGTCTTGCTGTAGATAGCAAGATACCATTTTCCATCAAACTTGAAAGGGGAATACCCTTTTTCCTTCATTCCTGCTTTATCAGCTTTCCAGTTGTCCCAGAAATCAGATGGGATATTTACAATCTTGTAAAAATTACCATTTTTCGCGATCATATTGAATGTATTCATTTTAGCTTTCCTCTTTTGCCTTTTGACTGAGGCCCCTTGCCTCAACCTTCATTTATAATTATAGCTATTTTGTATAATAAAAAAGAGAAGTACGTCACAATTTTAATTATTTACATCTTTTTCATTCTCGAAATTTAAAAAGCCCACTGCCACCATAAAAGTTACTGTACATTTTGGCCGTTCTACCAGAAGCTCCTGGGCGGCCTTCGTGAGCTTCTGGTAGCTACCCTCATCCTCGAACTCGTCCAAAATTTCCTTAAGCTCGGCCGGTGTCACCGGGTAGCCGTTAAGTGTTATCTTCATCTTTTCTATTCTTCAGCTTTAGAAAATTCTTTATCCATAAACAGTGCCGCAAGCCCGCTAATTTGTTTAAGTCTTAGCAGCTCCTCGGCGTCCATGCCTAAATGCTTTAATATCCAGGCGTCGCTCATTCCTGAGTCTTTAAGTTCTGCGACAATATTGACCATTAAATCAATATCATGACTGCCGCGGGCGCGATTGTGGCGCACTGTTGAGGCCATGCGGTCGCTTAGTGGCTTATCAATAACTACTACTGGAAGCAATCCGTGTTCACGTTCATAAATATCCTTATGAAGTTTCATAGTGGTGTATCTATGGTAGCCATCCACTATTTCATATTTATCAACATCTGGTAAGTAGTAACACACAATAGGCATTGTATAGTTATCGCACTTTATACTATCGTACAATAACCTCATTTCTGGCGGTGCAACGTGATTAGGGTTGTAGGTGTTAGCTTGTATTTTTTCAATTGGCACAGCTAAAACGTTATATACTGGGCTTTCTGGTTTATAAAATACAAAACCACAAGTGGAATTTCTTTCACCGTTTAATGCTCTATTGATATCACTTTCAGATATATTTAAAAATCTACTTGCACTAGATATACTGTCAAATATTACGGTATCATTAGTGCTAACATTCTTGCAAATAACCTTTATTTGTTTATTTGATATAGCCTTAATAGTTCTTAAACCATAATTTATATTGTAGCAATGTGTACACCATTCTAAATTAGTATAATGATTGTTTTTCTTGTTTTCATCTTTATGATTAACTTGAATTTTAACAGTGGGATCGTCATTATCAATAAAACATAGTGCTACTAATCTATGCACTTTAAAAGTTTGTTGTCTACCACTTGTTACAGTTAAATTTAAAACCATATAGCCATCTTTATCTTCTCTTTGAGATATTTCTTTGTTAGTTAACAAATTTGTAACTACTCCGAATTCGTTTATAGAATATTTATTACTAACAATATTCCAACCGGATATTATTTTTTCTTCCATTTTATAAACTCCTATACTTTTCTAATGTGGCCTTTCTCTTCTGCACTGCTTCTTTAGTTGGGGCAAAGCCCATGTACTTGCAGTAGTAATCATTTTTGATGATGCACACGCACATACGCTTATAGCTTGGTATCTCTCTAAAGTTCGTGACTTCGGGAATGTCGTCGGGGTACTCCTCAAACTTAACTACTTGTTTTGGGCTTACTTTGCTAACTACTCCCACAACCTCCCCTTTACCATTCAGCTCTGTTATCGTGTCCTCTGATAGCGCACCGCCTTTCTCTTTCCAAAACTTAATGGAAGTCTCAAGGATACCTTCGTAATGCGCTCTAGTCTTTGCGTCCAGGGTGCTAAGTAAGAAGTCGCAGTACTCTTTCCATGTTAGGTGCTTAGGCTTGGTGATTGACTTCCACCCCATAGCAGTAGTACCACCATAAAGCCCTGCGAAGTTAACTCCATTCACCCTGCCTACCATACGCCCCCAATTATTAGGGTCGATAACCTTGTAGAGCTTCAGAGAGTGGATACCTGCGTCATTAAACGGACTTGCCACTCGCATTTGGTCTAGTTTTAGACCAGCACGGTAAAACAAGTCGTATAGCTTGTTATAAGGCTTTGCAAACTTAGCGTAGTAAACCCATATATCCTCCGTCTTCCAATCAAAAATAGGATAAGCGTTAAACAAACCGTCAAACATCTTAGTTGTATACTTTTTATCCTTGTACATTGATTTATCTTTAAAAATAGCTCTAAATCTATTTAGGCTCTCTTGCGTGCGTATACCAACCATGGAGCATGTTTTGCCATACTTTTCAACGAACCATCTAAAAAAATCCTTGGGGATTTCAAAGTCGGAATTAGCAAGCTTAAACTCCATGTTGTCCTCATTGATAACATAGTCATATTCAGGCATTGACCTGCACCAAATATCACGCTTGGACTTCTCCCATGGTATCCAATACCCAGCGTCCATTCTGCACGCACACTGAGCATGAATGGGAACGCATAGCCAATACCGTCTAATGCCTTGGAAGCGCTTAAAGGTTTCATCTACGTAATCAGTGGTCATCTGGTACTGGGCTTCATAATCTACATGTACTATAGCCAGTTTATGTAGTAAGCCGTGCTCTTTGGCGTAGTCATAGCAGAGGTTAAGCATTACGCCTGAATCCTTGCCTCCACTAAATGATACTAGTACGTTATCAAACTCGCTGAAGCAGTAGGCTATACGCTCAAGTGCAGCGTCATATACAGTCTTTAAAGGTGCTTTCTTAGCCATTTCGCGCGTTCCTCTTTGTCCATATTGGCAATAGTTTCTTTTACTTCCTCAAGTAAATCCGTTTTCTTTTCTAAATTGCTGGTTAACAGCTTTTCTAGTCCCGTACCGCCCTTTACATAGTAGTAATTGACTTCATTTTCTGTCTGTCCCATCCGGAATATCCTCGCCTCAGCTTGCTCCATTTGTGCCAGGTCCCAGGTGCGGTCTGCAAAAATAAGGTTGCTGGCAAACTGGAGATTAAGACCGAAGGCTCCGCAGCCAAAAGTTATGTATAGCACTTTTTCTTCATTCTTGAATTTATCAATAGCCAGCCTGCGCTCTTCATCATTCATTGAGCCTACAATTCTTAGCGCGCCCTCTGGTATAGAGCTTAAATACTTCACAAATACGACAACTTTGCCATCAATCTCATTAATCAGCTTGTCTACCAAAGTTTTCTTGCTCTCGCAGGAATAGGTGAACCGCTGCAGACCGGTGATCAACCGGTAAAAATCCAGGTCCTCGTTTTCGGTCGGCTCGGCTAGTATGCTAAGCTTCAGGTTGTCATAATCAACCATTTCTTCATCGGTAAAGCTATAGCTACAATGGTGATAATACTTATCCACTTTTAGGTCAAGCTTCGCATCGTATATGTAGGGCTTAATCCGGCTAACTAAGTGCGGAATATTAACACTGCACCTAACCTTACCCTTCATTTCCCCCCGCTGGTAAAACTCACAGTATTTGCGCTTAAACTCCCCGTATCTCTCGTTTAGTATTTTTTCGCTTAAAAACGATATCTGCGTGTATATGTCCAGGGCGTTTTTTGTCAGCGGTGTTCCGTTAAGGATAAGCTTATAAGTTGCTAATTTCCCTAGCTCTAATACCCTTTTTGTTCTTTTAGCACTTATGTTTTTAATTTTTAGACTTTCATCCACAACGATAAAAACACATTTCGCGTTTTTAACCTTTTCTAATGTTTCCAAATAGATACGGCTACTGGAGCCGATGCTCTCACAGCCTACAACGTCAACATGTAAATCCGGCTGCCACTTTTCTTTTTCTTCTGCAATTGTTGACTTGAGTGAGCAAGGGCAAATCCACAACATGTAGTCACATTTCTTTGATTTGTAGGCCATTAAATCAAGGGCGACCTTTGTCTTGCCTGTGCCCATCTCCATGAACAGTGCCCCAACCTTTAAGCGGTTAAGCTTGTTAAAGGCCCTCTGTTGTAGTTCAGTGCTATTCATCCAATAACTCCTCTAAGGGCTCCACATTCTCCAGGGGCTCTAATTTAGGCGGTTTATGTATTAGCGGTATATCCCCGATTGCGTCTCTTAGCTCTTCTGGAGTTAACTCAGCGGTTGCCACTGCTTGCCAATCACCGCCTATCTTTTTACGCTTGGTTAACTTGAATACCCAATCATCGTTATAAACAAGGCAAAAACCATATTCACCATTAACCAGCTTTAAAGGATGGAAAAACGAATACCCCTCATAGTCACTGCCCTCGGGCATACAAACCCTTAAAGAGTTCCCGCAGGGGTAGGCCTTTATATCGTCGCTTAAATAGATACTATTCCACATGACCTAAATCCTTAATAAAAGCGGTATGTTTCAACCGCCAGCGGTTAATTATCTTACAACTTCAGCACCATAAAAATCCTCAAGCTCTTTAACTTTGCCAGCAAGTATCCTAAGTCCTGACTCTGTAATCTCTCCATCTTTGAACACGGATTTTGGCAACCAAATATCAGCAGTATTTCCGTTTCTAAACTTGATGCAAGTCGAAAAACGTAAAGCTTTTTCAGTCTCTTTAGTTACTTCCTTTAACACTCCGTCAGTGTTTCTCTTTAACCGTTCAATCTCGGTTTTTGGGTCTACAATGCTTTTACGTCTTAACATAATTTTTGCTTTCCTCTTAGTTTTGGCCGAGCCCCTTTAGCTCAACCTTCTGTATATAATTATAGCTATTTTGTATAATAAAAATGAGGTATAAATCACATTTTTAAAAATATCCGTAAAATAAAGCGGTGTATTTCAACCGCCATTAAGGCTTATAAAATGATTTCTAACCTGGTACCAACAACTTCATTGGCCTTGCAGTCAAAATAGATATTTTTGTATGTATAATTCCAGGCTTTGTTGTTGCTGATTTTTTCGCCGTTTAACCAGGCGTGTTTAATACTTCCGGACTTGTATCTTTCGATCTTTAAGCCAAAAACCTTCTCAAAATAATCGCGCTTAATATAAATCCTGTCGTGATCTCCTGCTACCCAATGAGTTAAGCCTAAAGCCTCGAGTTTTTCGACCATAGTAATTTTATTTTCCTTAATCATATTCCATACCTCTTTTAACGCAAATCTGAAAGCGATAAAATAATTACCAACCTTAGCCACAATATCACGAGCAATCTGATGGGCCTTTTTGAACATTTCTGATTTATTCATTTTCGCTTTCCTCTTTTATCCTTTGGCTGTGGCACCCTTGCCTCAACCTTCATTAATCATTATAGCTATAATGTAGAATAAAAATGAGATATAAATCACATTTTTAAAAATAGATGTAAAAAAGCGGAGGATTAACCTCCGCTCTTACCCCCTCAGTCTTTCCTTTAGGGCATCTGCTCTGATTTTTATATCTTGTTTTATATTTGTATTAATATCTGGTATAGGTCTGCCTATCCTGGCTACACCCTCCGCCCGTTTGGGCTCTAGCTCAAGTCTATAAGGGAATATGCTTTCTCCCTTATCGGTTAAGGTGTACCAGGAAGTGCGGTCGTACTTATGTTTGTTGTAGCGCCCAACCCTTATATAGTCAGCTGTTACGAGCTTATCCAGCGCTGTTCTTACCTGTTTAGGGCTTAGATATTCAAACTGGGAAGCTATCTCATTGTGGGTGCCATAGGTCCAGTACGCGCCGTCGTGCCCATTACGCCCGGCTCTGTAATTGTGCCGGACCCAGTACGCTATATTATCCAGGATAATAGCGGCGTGCACTCCTACATCTGAGGCCACCTCGGTGTTAAAGCTATGCCTCACGCTTACCGCCTCCCCTGGCTATTAAACAATGGAGGACTATATGTTACTATGTAAATAAAGGAGCTCCCCCTTTTATACTATCTCACTCATAATAGCGCCCTGCTGATAACAGCGGGGTGTTATTATGTGATAATAATGCATAATTATATCCAATTATTATTTTAAGGTTGTTTAGCAATACATCCGTGTGTTACAGTTATTATGTTAAGTATTGAAGATATCGGGGAATAGCTCCTCGGCCGGCACGCCTAAGAGCTTCTCGTATCCCCGTAATGTCTTAAAATGCTGAGGTGTAGTCTTTTCGGTTTCATGCTTGCTAACTGTTTGCTGTGAGGTTCCGAGCCTTACTGCTACTTGTTGCTGCGTGTATCCCGCCTGGATGCGGGCCGATTTAAGACTAGTACGCATATTACAGACCTCCCGAAGTGCGGATCATGCACTCGTTAAGCCAACGGTCCAGGTCGATGCGACGGTATCGCACTATAGCCTTAGTGCGACTGTCGCCTATGCGTACATAAGGGCATCCTTTGCCATCGTGTCTTAGCTTAGCGAGCTTAGTAACAGATATACCGGTGTATACTGCCGCCTCCTTCGCGGTTAAGTATTCTTTTTTGGGTGCCATCTTATTATTCCTCCTTATTATGTATTAGAACGGATGTTTCCGTTCGCTAATACTATATAATATAGGCTAATAATCAGTAACCCCTATAATTTTGGCTACGGTTCCAAAATTTCGTCGTTGCAAAAAATACGTAATTACCCGGTGCCTAATTTTCAGAATTTATGCGTTGCAAATTGCCAATAATTGCTTATAATTGCTAATGTTCCTTAAAATATATTGGATGAGACCAAAAAGCCCAGCGGAATACACCGCCGGGCTTTTCTTTTAATCCCATAATCCGTGGACTGCTTTTCTGATGACCTCAGGTGCTACTTTAGCGTATATCTGCGCTGTGATAACCGGTGAGCTATGGTCTAGGGTCTTGCTTATAATCTCTATCGGTACGCCCTTCCGCACTTGCTGAGTGGCAACGCTATGCCTTAAGGTGTGCAGTACTGCCTTCTTTTCTCTGGGGGTTCCCGGAGGGTTAAATAACTCGTTAATCTTATCTTGTATCGGGTATTGTATAGATTGGTGAGAAGGTTCTTTGTGCTCTTTCCCTTTCAGTGCCATAATATAGCCTTTTTTATCTTTGATAAGCTCCATTGTTTCAGCGTCAATAAAGCCCGTATACCACCGCTCCGCCTTGTGGTTGTACAGTTGCACTTCTCCAGTATCTTTTATGTGCTCCCGCTTAATCGTGAGGATTGTTCTCATCCTGGCGCCGGTGCATAATGACAACTTGACGAATAGATAAAGCCGTGGCTTATCTTTTAACGCCTCTAATAATTGCTCTATCTCCTGAGGTGTGAAGTACCGCTTACGGGAGCCCGTGCCCTTTGGTAGGTCGATCCCACTGGTAGGGTCAGGATACTTGTATTTTTCCCGCTGAATTGCGTATCTGAATATGGCTCTTAATTGCCTATACTTAAGTGTTACGGTTGCTGGCCTATGCTTTAGGGCTATGCTGTCTATATACGCTTGCATATCTGCCCGGGTTATTTTCTTTGAATTATAGAACGGCGTATTCTTTAGGCCCTTAAGATGTTTGATTGTACTTTCTTTGAGCTCCCGCTTCTCAATATACCAGTCTAGTAACTCCTTAAAGGTAGGGTCAGCCTCTTTAACTTTTCTCAACTCATTGGAAGTTGTTACGCCGAACTTTGCCTCATTGATTATGCGTATTTTTTCCTGATTGCAGAAGGCCTCTGTTATACCCTCTGACTTCTTGCCAACGTGTATTCTTGTAACTTTTCCATTGAGTCTAATTCGTATATAGTAGCTTCTGTCCTTGTTGGATAACTCTCTCCAGTATATGCCGGGGTACTTATTACTCTTATGCTCACTCATTCATAACGCGCCCTTTCTTTAGTGTCACAGGTGGCACATTTGGTGGCAACACGTGTGACACTATTAAGTAGTATCTGATATAAATATATACTATTCGCGGGCATGTGAAAAGCCCGTAAAATAAGCGTTTCCGCCTAAATTACGGGCTTTATCGGCTTTTACTGGCTAATATAGATAATATTATCCATATTTACTGCTAATTGCTTGATATTACTAGCTTTTATACCCCTGGCATATGTCCGGTGGCAACTATGTGGCACACAAGGCTATTTTATAGACTTTTCTATGCCACTTACTATAGCACATGCAAGCTTATCCTGATAAGTGCCAGAGAATAGCTGAGTAGCTTCGGCGTTGTTCGAAATAAAACCGCACTCAATGAGGATAGCCGGTGCCACTGTTCGCTTAAGTACGTAAAGGGTTGTAGTAGTCTTAACCCCTCGGTCTTTGGCACCGGTTGCAGATATAAGCTCAGTCTGCACATTAGATGCCAATGACTTAGTAAGTGCTCCTACTTTCTCATAGCGCCAGGTTTCTATACCCGCCGCCTCCTTATTAGTCGCGGCGTTTAGGTGGATAGATACGAAGGCGTCAGCCTCCCGGGCATTAGATAGCTTACACCGGTCAGCAAGTGATACGTATTTATCCTCTTTTCGGGTAAAGATGACCTTATACCCCTTATCGATTAGCTTAGCCCCCACTTTGCGGGCTATTGCCAGGGCTGCTACGGCTTCGCGCTTAGAGCCGTTTACCGCTCCAGGGTCTGTGCCACCGTGCCCCGCATCTATACAGATTAACTTAGTCATTGCCTTTCTCTCCTTCTGTCTTTTCTCTTAGTTGCTTAACGCACTTTCTTACTCCGGCCGGGATAACACTTCCGAAGCCTAAGCGGTCGAAGTTTTCCAGGATGCTGCCGGCCTCATTAAGGCATAAGGCGGATATTGCAGCCGTGCGGACTATTCCAGCTCCTGTAACCTGGTCTATGCCGTTACATATGGCCACGATAGACAATATGACGACCTTCTTCAGCAAGCCCCTAAAGCCTGATGAGGACGACCATTCACCAGTCTTAAAGGCCGCCGCCGTACCAGTGAAATAGTCCACCGCTATGAAAATTAAAAGCCATTGCACCCCCGGATCGAACCCCCCTAAAACCCACGCGACCGCTCCTCCTAGCCCGCCCAGGCACACCAGCAAACCGTCAAACTTAGGAATAACGGCACTAATCAAGTCATTCACCCCACACCTCCTAAATGGTCAAAGAAAAAAGCCCTATACTCCAATTATAAGAGTATAGGGCATATAGATTACGCTTATTCCAGGCTTGGCATTTCTGGGAATGTAACATCTCTAGGGAAACCTTCCTGCTCTGTAATATCTCTTAATTCCTGTCTATATAGCTTAATTTTCTCTCGGTATTCTTCAGATATAGGGTAGTCTGGCATCATCAAGTAATCAGTCTGATTAAGTAAGCTGTCTCTCTTTGCTCTGATTTGAGTTGCTAGAATTTCATCGGATAACCCTTCATATTCTGCTATTTCTAAATTATCTCTGTTATCCCAGATTTCTTTACCCAGCCCATCGTCATTTTCAGAAGTGGTATATGGTATCCAGCCGAAATGAGGATGCTCAATTTCGCAATCAAGCATTGTATGCTCTGCATCAGCCCATTTATAATTTCTACTTTCCATTATGCAATCCTCCTATACAAACCAAAGCCACCGGTATTAGAACTGTTTCCGCTAACCTTCAACCACGTTCCAACGGTTGTTAGCTGATGATTTAGGTCGTAGATACCGCCACCTGCATCCAAAGCTGCATATTTCAGTTGGCTTCCTGCAACCGTGCCCCCATACGCCACTTGCGCACCAGTACATGCGTGGATAGTAGAACCTATGTCATATACACCAATTCCGCCTAACAAAGAAGGTAAATTATTAGTAGTAACTATTCCACCCGCTTCAGTGCTATCTACTTTGAGACCTACAAAACCTGAAACTTGATCTGACCAGTTAAATGCAATAACATTTGTTCCAGAATAACTATTGACAAAATCTGCTTTGTATGCATGTTCAGCATTTGAAACATAGGTAATAGTAACATTTCCAGCACTGTCTGCGGATGTATTGTTTATACTACGGACAATATTTTTACCATCCCATGTTAGTGAACCATTAGTTTTTCCCCAAAAATCTATAAATTTATCTTTTTCAGCATTTTTGACTGTTCTAAGAAGAAACGAGCCCGGATAACTTCCATGATTATATGGAAATAGATATAATTCAGCTCCATTAGTTCTTTGTAAAGTTAAATCATAATTACTAATAATAGTTCCATTAAATGCTTTAGCCCCTGATATTGTTTCATCACCACTATTATGAACTACATTAGAATCTTTAGCATACGTTTTATTTATCTTATTTCCATCACTGTCTTGAGTAGCCTTAGTAGCAGTATCTGCATTTCCAGTAAGATTACCCACAATATTTGAACTAAAAGTCTTAGTACCTGCTATTGTTTCATCACCACTCTTATGTACCACATTACTATCATTAGCAAATTTTTCCCATTCAGACCATGAATTTGTTTTATTGTCATATACTCTAACCATATGAAGATTAGCATTTTTATAACCTCTTAAAATTTGAATTCTATTAGAGGTTGCTGTTCTACTTGAGAAAAAATATTGATCTATATAATAAAAAGAGTCTAAAGCAGATGGTATGCTATTAGTAACTGTACCAGAATGCCATAATGAATGTTCGAAAATTTCAGTATCTAAATCAGCTGTACTTCCAACATAATAGTATTTAACTATTCCTAAAGATCCGTTTGCACTTGCTAATGTGCCATCAGATAAGTAGTAATCTTTTGATTTATCAATAGTTCCTTCTATTCGAGAAGTAAATGTCTTGGTTCCATTAATGGTTTCATCCCCATTCTTATGTACTAAATTACTCTCATCTATTCCCGACGGGATGTTATATTCTTCATGTGCCATTATTTAGCCCCCCATGCGATATTATTGAAAACCCCTGCGCCTGTCATTTTTACTCTCATAATCATACTAGTACCCGCTGGCTGTGAGCTAATATCAGTAGTTGCATTATTCGCAAGTACTGTGTAAGTTGTACCACCATCACGGCTAATCGCAAACTCGATACTACCCCCATCAAGCGTATAATCAGCATATAGCCACGCGGTATTATTGCCTGCTGTTACGGTCTTAGCCTTGCTGTATATGGTAATAGTACCAGAATCAGTCTTCTTGTAAACGTGGGTTACTGCATCATAATAAGCACTTACAGCACTTGCATTGCTCACGTCTGTTGTGTCCCCGAATACTTCCACAAACAGGGTGGTTATACGGGCAACTAGAGCCTTAGCCAGGGCCTTGTTACGGAATTCGTTTTCATGAATTAAGACCCTTTGGGTATTAAGCCCATCGCTTAATTCAGTCTTAGTCGCGTATGTAGTATCTATCTTATTGCCTAGGCTGTCATTAGATGCCCGGTCTGATGTCCCGTGTAATGTGTAAATATAAGCGTCTTTGTAGTATTTTTCTGTTCCGCCAATAGAGAACACATTATTATTCTTAGGGAATATATGACTTGACCTTATAATACCGCCAAATTCTTTAGTGCCCTGAATTGTCTCATTGCCGGTCTTATGTACTACATCATCATCCTTGGCATAAATAGTACAAGTACAAGAGCCACAAGTCTGGGCTATTGTAGTCGGGTAGCCGTCAGACCCCGCGACGATAACACGCCCTGAGCACTGTTGGTCCAGAAGTGCCTTATACTCAGTTTCACTCACGGATACCCTATCTTCTGGTATATTATTTGCATTATATATGCGGTCGTCGTAGAACGCGTTAGTCGTAGCCGAATAATATATTGTCATCCTCAGACCTCCATTAGTAACCTAAGGCAAACCATGCGGACTCTATACCGCCGTTGCCGTCATGCTTGAATATCAGGTAATTTACATCCTTGGTAGATATGCTATAAGAGGGCTGAACTTCCCCCAGGGAAAAAGCCCCCGCAAATACACACACGGAAGGGAACGCCGTCGGTAGTGTTATGCGGGTAGTTCCGTCCTGAGCTATAAGGGCTTGTCCCCACTGCAGGATTAAGCCGTTAGGTAGTTTCTGATACCCGGTAGTTAAATGCTCCTTGACAAAGGCAGCCGTAAGAGCCGCTGGAGTTATAGCCCTGTCGCCGTCTGTACCTGTTATAGCCTCTGCTGCGGTGGCTAGCTCTACAAGGCCCCTACGCCCCGTTGTGGCCGTACGTGCGCTAAGCCCTGCCGGGGTAACTACTCGGGAGGAGTCAGCCCCTGCTATGGTCTCATCCGCGGTGGCTAGCTCTACTACACCTTGTCGACTAGTTGTAGCCGGATTTAGAATAAAATTGGTATCTCCTACTGTTACGCTTTCCGGATCTACATTAGTTAGCGCAAAGTCTAAGGCTAGTAAGATTTCACTGCCTGATGCCTTCTGGATTACAGGGGTAGTCTGAGAATACACGGCAAATAATGTGCCACTTGCGGTGTAAACACCCACCTCAAAGACCGAGTAGCTTTCAGTAGTGTTATCTGATACGGTTAAATGGATTACGTTATCCCCTACAGCTCCGCCCGATAATGTATCTAACCGCTTAAATTCAGCGTCTAATTTTGTGCGGGAAGCCCCGGCGGTATATTTACCGGTACCGAAGCCCACCTCTGTAAGAACTACCGGAGTAGTCCCAGTATGCTCTGCATTTATTACCTCAGCTATTCCGGCGTCGGTAATAACTAAGCCGGTCTCTATACTCATACTCTAAACTCCTTTAAGCTGTTGTTTCCGGGGCTACTATTCTGGCTTCTAAATCTTCTAACTTCTTCCGCTGGTAAGCAGCTTCTAGCGCCAAGGCCTCTCGATAACGAATACCATATATTATTGAGCCGTCATCTTGCACATCCTGGCTTACCAGGCCATAGTCAAAAGCATTTAGCCCGGATGCCTCAAAAGCTGTTATAACAGCCTGAGCGATTACACCGAAGTATACTTTAGCCTCGTCCCCTAAGTCTGTTACATCCGCCTTAAATCTGAATTTTTTAAACTCAACCTTGCCCCAGGCTTCCAGTACCTTATCCGGAATTTCTGCTATATCCTGCTTCATGTTCTCATCTGAAGTAGATATAACATCAGTAACAGAGTAAATAGCCTTAAATCTGCGGTTAGATGTGCCTAGATTGGTGTTATTGTCGTCGGTAGGCCTGAGAGTATTGTCCATAACTTCTATGCCTTTACCGGTGCGGCTGTCCCCGTCGCTATTACACATCAAGCGAAGTACGCCTCTAATACCTATATTTGAAGTGCCACTGCCTACGCTGGCATTATCTGCTACGTAACAACCGATATACCCAACACGTGCACCAACCGTTGAACCGCTATAGTCAATAGTACCGTTATCCGCCATGAAGCTAATCAGGCCTATATTATCGCTCTGAGCTACAGCCCCAGAGCTTGCTATATCTGCGCCACGGGATTTAAAGAATACCAGGTTATTGCCGGAAGCGTCCGCGCTAAAGCGGGCCATGGCTATCTGATTAGCCCCTTTTCTGGCCTGAGTAAACTGCGATAATCCGGAAGGGTAAATGCTTAGATTAGCGTTGCCCTCAGCGTTAATTACCCGAGCGGACTCGTCAATATATACGCTGTTATTATCTCCCGCTCCGTTGCCTACCGGGAAGTAATAGGACTGTCTAACGTTTAACGCTATAACCTGGCATAAGCGACTACCCGCAGTATCGCCGGTAGCAATCTGCATGCATAACTTAGGCTGTCCGTTTAAGTTCATAAAGAATAAGCTTTCTGGCTCATAATAGGTAGTACCGGCAGCGCGTCCTATCTCTTTACCTACTGATAAGTCTCGGTATTCATCCACCTTGTTGCCGTACATGTCAGTTACATATATGGTGTGCTTTTCGCTGTAGCCATAGGAAGCCGCTAGGAAATAGATATGTCTATCGTCGCACGCCATGCCTTGTAGAGCTCTTTCTACCCCGGAGGAAGTATCACGGGTAACTTCCATAGTGAACTCATGGATGTATCTATTTGAGTAATCTCCGGCGGTTGTTAAATCCGCTACCCTAAAGATCCTCACTTTGACGGTGTTTCCTGTAGAGTTCATCTTAGCGATTAAATACTTGCCACTGTAAGATATAGCTACAGTAGTCGCCTGGTTAGAGCCCGCAACTTCCGGAAAAAGGTTAAATATCTCAACTGAGCTATCTACATTGTGGTTAGCGCTTGTCGGAGGGCTAAATCGTATAGCCTTGGTGCCTTTAGATGTTACAGTAGCCCCCGCGGCTTCATAGGCCATACTAGCCCATAGCTTAACAGTGCCCCCTGACCTATACTCAATAGCTAAACCTTGGTGCCCTATATAAGCGCTGGCGGTTGTATAAGCTGTCGAACTTACTACAGTTTTACCGCCCATTTTCATAGTAGAGAACCGGTTAACAACCCCCAGGTCTCCAGTAGTTGTATGTAGTGTATATAGATAACGGTTGGCGTCATCCGCAACGGCGGACTGAACAACCGATCCGGCTGCGGAGCCATCTCTCACAAAGTCAGCTGCAAGTAATGCAGCTCCACCCCGGCTACCCTCGGAGAAGTCCCGCAAAACGTTAATATACCGCTCTGCTGTACCGCCAAATTTATAGAAATCATATACCGGCTTTACGGTTACACCGCCTACCTTAAAATTACCGTTGATGTAGTTATTTCCGGTTGGCCTAGTAGTTACTAAGTAGGTTAAGCCCTCTAAATCTACATCACGGCCTGTTACTTTAGCCTCAAGGGCGGTAAATGCGGATGTATCGTCAGTAGTTCCGTTGCCATTAGCCCCAAAGTCCTTAGGGGTTATACCATCAGCAAAGCGAGCGGCTAAAGTGCGGGCTGTTGTGCCACCGGTTGCAATAACCTTCGCATTATTGATATTTCCAGAGAAATTAGTAATAGCCTCTTTAACTCCCGCAGCCGTTACTGCCTTGCTGGTATCAGTGCCGGACTTAGCTTCTGCCGTTGTAGCTAATTGGACAACTCCTCTATTAGTCTCACTGGCATTAGATACGTTGTCCTCAATAGCCGCCTTAAGTGTAGCCGGAGTGATTGCCCGGGTCGTATCAGTACCAGCTAAGGCCTCTGCCTCAGTTGCTAACTCAATTAAGCCCGTGCGCCCTGTGGTAGCGGTGCGGGCGTCTAGCCCTGCCGGAGTAACTGCCTTAGTTGTACTTGCGCCTGTGATAGTTTCTGCACTTGTAGCCAGACGTCCATCAATAGCTGACTTAGCACTTGCAGGGGTTAAGGCCTTAGTGTTATCTGTACCCGCCTGAGCCTCCGCTGTTGTAGCAAGAGCTACTAAACCGGTGCGGGATGTTGTCGCGGTACGGGCCACTAAAGTAGCCGGGGTAACGACTGCCTGGACTGCTTTACCGTCCGCAACTTCGTCAGCGGTTGCCAGTGATACTACACCGGCGTTTTCTGTTGTGGCTGCTGTTATTTGGTATGAAACGGACCCGAATGTAATCTGGTCTACTGATATATCTTCCAGTGAGATATCTATGATTAAAAACGCGGTAGAACTAGCGGTTTTCTGCATTACTAAGGCGGTAGAGCTGTATACCGCAAACAGCACCCCGTTATCCAGGAATAGCCCGAACTCATAAATAGAGTACGCGTCGTCGCTCTCATCCTGGTATCCCACGTGAAAGGCGTTATCTCCAGCTGACCCACCCTCAACTATGCTGAGCCTCTTAACTTCCTGCTGCAGTGTAGTCTGACTGGCGACCGGTGTATATTTGCCGGTGCCTACACCAATACGCGCGATAGATACAGTATTAGTGCCAGTCTGTTGCGCGTTAATGAGGGCTTGACGCCCTGCCGTTGTGATTATCATCTTAATCATATAAAAACTCCCTTATGCCATGGCAATGATGTGGCGTTTGATGATAGGACGTACTACTGCTGTTAAGCCTAAGCCCCCGGTAGCCTCCGCCGTTACAGACGTGCCCGACCTGATGCTGTTATATGCTACCGCTCGCATACATCCGTAGATATTTATCCCTCCGCGGGCCTGCTGCTGAACTACGAAATCGTAGTGCGAGCGTAAAGGTTTAGCATCGTCAATTAAAGAGATTAAATCTTCTTGTAATTCTGAAGGGATAATACCCTCAATGTTAGCCTGAGTGGCATATATTTTGAATGTATGAGGCGTGCCCTTAGGGGTTTCCTGCCACCATTCCACTATACTGGCTGCGGATGATATGGAGGCCAGGGCTTCCTTAACGGCGCTTACTGTACCCTTCTTTCTCTTTTCTGCGATGGCGGTTTTTAGCACTGACCGCTTAAGGGCTACGGTCCAGCTATCGCGCCACACGGTAACGTCATACTGCTTAGCTATATGGTCTAACTGCTGGCTAGATAAGCGATCAATATTCACATAGATACTAGGAATATCTAGCATGTTAGCTATGGTTTTAAGCTGTTTGTCTATCGCCTGCGACGCTGCGTCTACTTTCTCATCCTTTGCTATGCTATCCGGCAGTACATCCGATAGAGTTATATCATCTAAATCTTTCATCTGGACCCCTCTATTCCGGCTTATCGCCTTTATAAGTAATAGTAACTCCAGTACATTGAGCTATCGTATTATCTTCTAACTGCACGAAGTTGGCCGGTTGCATTGTGGCGCTATCAATACGGGACGCCCCGGCGGATACAACTTTACAGATTAATTGTGCCGGAGTTATATCCCTGCCGATGCGCCCCTGTTGCCATAGCCTGTACTCTTCCACGGCTGCCTCTACAGCTGTGCGGATACTTTCTGCCTTAGCCTTATCCGCTGCGGATATCCAGTAATCTACAACGATAGAATACTCATGAGTTACGGGGCTTAGCACCTCCACCTCATCCGTTAGCGGTCTTATGTCATCGCTTGATAAGTGCTCTTTTATCTGGTCTAGCACTTCTTGACCTGGCAGTACCCCGCCTTCTAGCAACGGATATACTTGCACTAATCCAGGTGTAGGACTAACCACGCTAACATCAATAACCGCCGAACTAACACTCATAGCGTGATAGATATAGGCCTTAACCGGACCGGCAACGGAGAAGCTATTAGGTGCGATCCGGATACGTTCAGCGTATTCCGCGTCGCTCTCCTGGTCAGCCCCTCCTGTGGTTATAGTGGTATTCTCGGCACTTGCAACGAAGGTGAGGCCGATTACTAGAGTAGATATTTGCCCTGGTAAATAGTCATTACCGATAGCACCCTCTGTGGTACACGTTGCCGATACTGAGCTGTATAAGTCGCCGGCGGGAATGATTAACTCTTCATCTGTCGCAAAAGTAACAACGCCATTTGTGACTTCTGTTCCGGCTGATACGACGTAATCGTTAGCCAGTGCCTGAGATAGCGTAAATTTTAAGGTTGTAGTGGCTTTGCTTGCTGATAGTCGATCTACCGATAGATAATTACCCAGGGCATCCAGGTAGCCGTCCTGGGCATAAGATAATAAGTTCTGTTGCGCGGCGGTATTGATGGCGTTCCTTTGCTGGATAAGAATATCAGCAATGCCTAAAAGAAAAAGGCGTACCGGATCGCCCGCTGCTAAGGTGCGCCCAGATATAGCCTCATACGCCGTAATTATCTCTGCCTGTATAGTCTCGGCGTCAGTAGTTAAGAACTCGACGGCTGGCAGGCCCCAGCGGGGTAATGTTTCGCTCATAATTAGTCCTCCCCTATATTTACTATAACTGTAGGCTTAAGCACGCCGTCCATAGCCACCTCTGTATCCTCATCAAATTTAACCGATACGATACTAGCCCGGGGCTCGTAGGCAAGTATGGCGTCAATAACAGCCTCCTGATATAGCGCCTTAGCCACCGGTATAGGCTGGTCAATAAAGTCCCATGATACGCCCAGGTCTCTATCAAGGGGAACCATTCCTATACGGGTCTTTAGTATGGTGCGGACGTTCTGTAATATTTCCTCTGTTTCCGTACCCGGTGCGAAGTTTACCGCGTCGTCCATAGTAACTATATATTCCATATTTACCCCGCCCACTCTACTAGACTTATAGTAGCTTCAGCTATTATACAAGCCCCCGCGCCATTGTGGAATTTTCTCTCTTCGGATATGTTATCTATGACATACCTTCCAAGGTACTCACCGCCGATTATTAGAGTTTTGTATTGCTTATTCTCCAGCATTTTTCTAAGCCTCAATAGGCCTACTGCCGGCGGAACACCTAGAGACATGTCAAAGCGAACCGTAAGGCTTGCGGTATTTAAGTCCGGGCCTACAAATTCCAATAGGGGTTTACGACCTATCAGTTCATGCTTAGCCCAACGTGCTGCAACTGTCCTGTTTAAGTCCCTAAAAGTTAGCATCTTTCCAAAAGAGCACACGAAGGGAAGCTCCCCCAGTGTGCCTATAACTCCAGCCATATAAGCCTCCCCTTTAGATATTAGAGCCGTGAACCGTTCCGCCCGCTGTTATGCTGCCTGAGGTGGTCATGCTTCCGGTGACATTAAGCGCGCCTTTTAGCTCCAGGTTTTGGGCTGAAATACTGGCGCTTGAACCGTTCAACTTCATTGTAGTACCGCCCATGGTCAAATTTACGCTAGGCGCCACTAAGTTAATCATGGAGCCACCCGTAATGTTTACCGTCTGCCCGCCCTCAACGTTTACGACGGCCCCACCTTTTATGTTTACTTCCTGGGTCGTATTAACGTTTACGCTGTCGCGGTTGGCCGTTATTGTTGTGCCGTCGATCTTGACGCTTAACTGATGCGAGGCCCTATCATATTTGCACTCGGTGCCGTCTGAGAAGGTTACTGACCGCACGTCCTTAGAGCTTTCCGCCGGCTGGACCTCGCCCGCATAGATTGCCCCCAGGATGAAACCTTCTTCTCCTCCACTCGGTAAGAAAAGGCACACAACGTCCTCGCCCACGTCGGGCATAGCGTGGTCCTTATTTAGCAAACTGTTAGTATGTAATACCGGTAAATCATTACTAACAAGCTGGTCGTCATCATCAAATACCACGCGGGCCGTGCAATTTGCATAATTTACGCTGGACACCTCGCCTATTTTGATCAGGCTCTTAAGTATCTCGCGGGTATCTTCCGCGTTGAATACATCCATATATTAGCCCCCTTAGTATTTATTATTTACCCGTCTTAAGGCTAAGGCTGTCGTATAGCCACTACTGCTTACCTCGTGCGACGCGGATTCAACGTAAAAATTACCATCAAAAGAACCAAACCCCTTAATAGCTATAACTATCCCCGCAACCATTGTAGTATCTCCTATAATAGTTAAATTGCCTGTTACGGAGCGGAGGTTTAGCTGCCGTAGCTTGGCTTTTGCCAGCCTCTTAGCTTCTGCGATGGATGTAGCCCTTTTCTTAAGCTCGTAATCCTGTCCTTCCTCGTCGGCTTCCGGGTCCGTGTAAATGTACTCCATAACAGCTGGGTTTTTGCCCTTCTTTTCCGATGTCACGCCCCCGTGCTCATCCAGCTTATAGCCTCCGGCCTGACCCTGTTTCTTGGCCTTAGGGTTTCTATACGTTACCTTTACGCTCTTATATGTCTCACTCTGGGCCTGCTCAAAGTCCCACGCTAAAATGCTAGATGTGCCAAGTGTAAAAGTCTTAACGGGGCTTTTACTCTCGTAGTATGCTTGATCGAATATGACTACCTGCTCATCCGTAACCTTAAGGGATAACCCCGCCTCCTCGCATAACCGCCCTAAGAACCGTAAATCACTCTCGCGCTGCTGGTCCTGCCGGTCGTATGACGGGCTCTCCTTGGCATCGTATAACAGCTTTACTTTATTTTCTTTTGCAACCGCCTCGGCTATGGATTTTAAGCTTGTTTTCTCCCAGGCTTTACTCTTAATCTTTTTCCGGATAGGCGTATTTAAAGGGACCGATACGGCTCTTATCTCGAACACCCTAGGCGACCCACTGGCGCTTAATGTGTCCACAAAAAATCTACCACAATTAAGTACCTTTTTAGGCGTTAATATCGAACCACTTATTATTGATGCGCGTATACGCTCGCCACCCTTGGGCTTCCAGGAGCCGGCCCATTTCCCGGTAGGGTCCTTAAGGGTAATACTCAGCTCGTCCGCTTCGTTGGTCTCCTTATCCTCGTACGTGAAGGATAGCAAGTCAGGCATTAAGCTCTCTGTAACGTCTTTATCTGAGGCCGTAAAAAGTATCTGTAAGCGCGTCTGTATAGGCTGGGTTATTGTCATAATACCTCCTTATCGCTTCCACGGTGGAAGGCTGTCCGCGTCTTTCTCCGCTGTTTCTAGTTCTGGGGCGTTAAGAACTACACCGGCTCCAAAGATAACCGTATTACGATGCTTAAAATTAGCCTGGATAAGGTCGTCCATGTAGAACTCGTTATCATATAGGCGCTTCGCTAGAATATCCCACGTATCGCCCTGTCTAGTCGTTACTGTTCTCACTGTACCCCTCCTAGTAGTAGCTTAGCCTGCGCTGATTAGCCAGTATCTTTTCTAGCTCTTTCTTTAGATTATTATGCCCTTCTGATAAGGCCTTCTTAACGCCAGAGTAAGTATCTGAGCCACCTCCCCCATTTACGTTGATAACAGGCGCGTAGTTTATGCTCATTGTATTACTTTCAGCAGGGCTATTGTTGGTGCTACGTAGCATATTATCGATACGAGATAATAACGGCTCATCATTAAGTCCGGTATTATAATTATTTATCGTTTCTGAATTAGCTGCCCCGTATTTAGCACTGTTAAGCATACTACCAAGCTTAGATAATGGCAGGATTGCCTCAGGCTCTGAGCCCTCCCCGATATTTGCCAAAGTTGAACTTGTGGCTATACCACCGCTGGCTAACTGCGGAACCTTAGGGATATTTAGGCCGAAGCTTTCCCCGCCCAGACCTGGAACCCAGCTCGGGATGTCAAAAGACATGCTATTAATACCGTCTATTACCGTATTAACCATCCCTATAATGGCGTTAAGCGGTTTTTTAGCGATGGCCAGGAAGCCATCAAAAATGGCTTTAAAAATGTTTTGGACGTTACCCCATGCCGCTTCCCAGTTTCCAGTAAAAACATTTTTCACGAACCCTATAATTTCGTTGAATACCGTTTTAGCAGTTTCTATGGCTATCTTTATGCGGTCAAAGCAATCAGTTACAAACCCCGCAATCATTGGGAACCTCTCTGAAAATGACGCCCATAACGAAATCACCTTAGCCTTAATCACATCCCAGTTTTTATAAACCGCTACACCCGCAGTGACCAGCGCCCCCAGGAGTGTAATGACTCGGCCTATCGGGGTGGCCCTCATAGCCTTACCAGCTCCTGCAATAGCGCCCCGCATTAATTTTAGTACCGTAGTAGCAGCTATCATAGCACCGCGCCATATCATCATGGCCGCCTTCTGGGCTATCATAGCCCCCTTAGTCGCTACTAACTGCACCTTCTGAGCCTTAAGGGCTAAATTCACAGCCAGAATAGGAAGCTTTAACAGTCCATAGGCAAACTGGATGGTCTTTATTATGGCTACCATTGGTAGGGCTGCGGCTGCTAGCGCTCCAATAGCACCGGCGGCTAAAGTAAGTACTTTAGTTAATTTCGGGTGCTCGTTAATCCATTCTTGTACCTTACCTACTACTTTTACCAAGCCTTGAGTTAATGAGCGCAACGCCGGCTTTATGCTGTCATATATGGATAAGGTAACGCCTTCCATAGCTGAGGTTAAGTTCTTAAAGTCCCCGGCTAGATTATTATTCTGTTGCTTAGCTACGCGTGTAGCGCTTCCGGTCTGTTTAAGACTCTTTGTATATTTCTGCAATGCCCCGGAGCCGGCTTGCTCCATAAGTACCATAGCGCCGGACATGGCCTCAGTCTCAAATATAGCCTTGGTGAAATTGGCCTTAGCCTCCTCACTGAAACCGCCCATAGCCTTGTTTAAGTCCGCCAGGATATCCTGGAACGGACGCATATTACCCGCAGCGTCGGTTGTGGCTACTCCAAGAGACTTTAATGTTTTAGCCCCCTGTGCTGACGGAGCGGCAAGCCTTAGCATAACGGCGCGGAGGGTTGTACCAGCCATTTCGCCCTGTATACCAGCGTCGCCCAGCTTACCGGCCATGGCTGCGGTTTCTTCGATGGATGCCCCCATACTCTTGGCAATAGGAGCGGCATATTTCATGGTGGCGCCTAAGCTTTCCAGGGAGGTATTAGAAGATGTAAAGGCATTGGTCAGCACGTCGCCCACGCGCCCCATATCCTCAGCCTTTAGCCCGAAGCCGGTTAAGATATTGGAGGATATATCGGCGGCTGCGCCCAGGTCGATCTGGCCAGCACTGGCTAGGCTTAACATGCCGGGCATAGACTTTAGCATCTGTTCAGTATTAAAGCCCGCCATGGCTAAATACTGCATACCTTCGGCTGCCTGGCTTGAGCTCCATACCGTTGTACTGCCCAGCTCTTTAGCCTGGGCTGTCAGCTTAGCTAAGTCCTCCTCGCTAGCCCTGGACACCGCGCCTACTCGTGACATAGCCTTTTCAAAGTCAGCGCCAACCTTAACAGTAGCGACAAAGCCCGTACTCATAGCAGCGCCGGTCATCGATGCATATCCGGCATTAGCGCCTAGGCTCTGCTTGTTAGAGTCCCACGCCCCGCGAGCCTTGGCTTGTTTTTCAGCAGCTATTCTTGCCTTATCTGTTGCCACGGCTAGCTCTTTCTGCCTGCGTATTAAGCTCTGTATGCTGGCGCCTGCTGTACCGGTCTTTGTTTCTAATTTCCTTAAGGCCTCTCGTTTCCTATCCAGCGCCATTCTGGCTTTATCGGTGGCCAACTTGGCGCGGTTAAAGTCTGCTATCTGTTGCTGAGTAGGTCGACCATTTTTGCCAAGGGCAGCGCCCAGAGCGTCTACTCTTTGCTTAGCCTGCAAATAAGTGCGTGCCGCCTCCGCAGTCTCTTTCTTTAGCCTGATTAAGCCGTCCGTTTCGGCGGCTTTTTTATTCAGTGCGTTTATCTGGCTTTGGAACCCTTTAACGCTTTCGTTAGCTTTAGAGAATGAGGAAGTAAACCCGCTAGCTAACTGCCCCGCTATCTTAAAGGCTATCTCGTATACTTTACCTGCCATAACACCTCACCTCTGTACAAAAAAGGGCGGATATTATCCCGCCCATACGTCATTTACTCATACGCTTTCGCCTTTCCAGAACCTCGTTTAGAGCGTCCGTCCATTCTACCAGGTCCGCTAACGGCGTATTATACCAGTCAAGGGCTCCGCTCCCGGTGTCGCACATGGCTAATGTAATGCACGACTTCATTATGTACCGTAGCGGGTCCTTGACCTTTAGCCCTAGCTTAGCAAAAAATTGCTAACCCCCTGAGCTATGGCGCAATATTCGCGGGCTGGTAGCGCATTAAAGAACTCTACCGGTTGCTTGGCCAATCTAGCGGCTAGCAATATGCAGAAGTCGCTATCAGTAGCCGGAATGGGCGAGAAGTTGCCCCCGGCGGCAAATTGTTTCTTTACGGCTGAGATGTCCGCACCGCTTAAGCTTTCTAGGTCTAAGGTAATACTCTCGTAGGTCTTACCCTCGAACGCGAAAGGTTTCTTAAATACATGCTCCATTTGTATCTACCTCCTACTAGTTAAGCCCCAGGTCTGCGCGTACCTTAGACAACGCATCAGTATCACCAAATACGGACTTAAAGTTGTATTTGTCAATTTCTATCATAGCCTTACCGTCTACGTATAGCTTGAGGTATAGCACTTCGAACTCTTGTTCAGTATCAGTAGTAGCACCCGGCTCGAAAGAACCGAGGGTGACATTCTTAGGGACGATTTTCATGGTTGCGCGTACAGCAACGGATGTGTATTGCCCGTTAGCTGCGTCGTACACCTGCTCAGAACCGCGGACGTCTACAGTATGCGCCTTTTGTACGCATAGCTTCATCGCTAGCTTTTCAATGGTGCGCCAGGTGAAGGTAGTAGTCATTGAACTAAAATGCCCGATGATAGGACTTTCTACTTCCCCGGCTATACCGGCTCCGCTCACAGTGTCGCTCATAGCCTGAATTTCTGGGAGGTCTACTGTCGCAATACCTAAGCAATCATTACCTTCATTGTATACACGGAAATTAATTAATCTTTCCGGTACCTGATTAGTTCCACTTGCCATAGTTTAAACCTCCTATTAGCCGAATAATGTTTCTACATAAGATGGATCGTATTCTAATACGAAGTCGATCTCTCTATTTGGTGATGGTGGAGTTACGTACACGTGGAAGCGTGCGATGCCATCCATCAAATCAGTGGTAGGGTTTTCGCTCTCCAGGAACTCTACTCTTCCGCCCAGGATATACTGTCTAGCGGTCAAGCCATTAAGCCAGATATTAGCGCTATCTACGATAGTATCAATCTGTCTGCGGTTTAGCGGTGCGTCTACTCTCTGCCAGAAGGTCTGTACCAAGGTATTGCCTACCCATGAGAACATACGGCGCACTGAGATAAAGGCGTCTTTAACATCTGTAGAGCCTGGATATACCGCTGTTCTGTTACCCCAGCACACCCAGCCACCGATAAAGTTAATAGCGGTTACGATGCCCTGGCTGTTTAGGTAAGTGCCTACATCATTAGGGAGCCATACCTCTGTACCGTCTGCCAGTACAGTTGCGGTCATCTGGAAGTTCTTATTGGATGGAGATACATACGGAACGTCGTCGTTATCCCCGTCTACTTGTCCCATTAACCCGGCTAGCTGAGTACTCATGTTGTAATAGGTGCCGTCTAGGCTTAAGCCCGGCCAGCAAGCAACTTGTAACGGGTCGGTTACGTTGCTGTTATTCTTCCATGCTGCTACATCGCTGTACTTGGTCACGGTATCGGTAGGGACATCCACCAACGAAATAGCACTAAATAGGTCGTTAATTGTTGCTGCCTTTGCTGCCAATACCGCGGCAACGGTAGGAGAACTAGAATAACCTGGAGCTATTAAAATACCAGGTACTAAGCGGAAGCGCGGGAAGCACTCGCTCACTAACTCTAAACCTGACTTATTGCCGTTTACGTCTACACCGCCTACTACATCATCCGCAGTAACTTTGGTAGGGTCTACCTTATCGGCAGCGAAGGTCAAAGGTGCGCCGGTAGTACATAAGAACTCGCCTTCTGCGTTGGTCTTTGATGTAACAACAAGGCCACCGTTAGAGTCGAAGGTTAATACATAATCTGTTCCCTTAACGTAAGCTGAGCCTGAGCCGGTCAGGGTTACGCTATCAGGGATAATACCGGTTTCAGCAATAGTAGCCGATCCGCTCTTGCTGTCCAGGGTAACGGTAGTAGTTGACGCTGTACTCTTATGAGCGCTAGGGTCTAGCACGTTAACTGCGATGATAGGACCTACACCGAATAAAGCGAACTGAGAATAGATAGCCTCACAGAGTGAGTATTCATACTTCTTCAGCCCGCTAGCAATATCCTCTTTAGCAGGAACGAAGCCAAAAGCCGCTACAGCTTCATCATAGGTGGAACACAATACCGGCTTATTTACGTTGGTTACGTCGGTCATATTAACCGGAGCTGTGCCTACAATAAATGGAATACCGGCAGATACAGAAACTGGCGGTAGTATGGAGGTAGGAACCTCACTGATTTTAACACCGTGATTATATGCCATGGTTTATTCTCCTTTAGAGATTTTTCGCATAATGATTTAACAAATTCCCCTGGACACGCATGTTTAGGCGTGCCTCCTGTAGTCGGCTAATAGGAACTATTAAGCCCGCTACCGCCTCGTTTTTCGCGGCCATTTCCGCTATGTGCGGAGGTAATTCTCCGCATGCAAATACTGTGTACTGAGGCAGGCCCTTTAATGATTTGCCTATGTAAATCTTAGCCTCTACCTTCTTAGATTTTTTCGCCATTACTTGACCTCCTCTTCATTGGGATCTAGGTATCCAAACTGAACTATTGGTGTCTGGAATAGCCATTTGGTGCTCATGTCTAACTGCCATTGCGGGTATGGTTGATCTGCCACCATATCCCAGGTGATAGGGTATTCCAGTACGTAACGCTTGGCTAGAGTGCCATTAGGTAGACTAGTTATAGCTTCCTTAATTCTAGTCATCACGTTAATACAGTACTCATGACCTACAATTTCCTGGGAATAACAGCCTATGATAATACTAACTTGAGTCTCAGTACTTTCGCTGTTACAAGTGCCACCCTCAGCCCTGACAACTATAAACGGGAAGTCATCCTCATCACGTGTAGTACGCTTTGGCGGTAAATACCCATTAATGACTCGCGGAGCTCTTTCTACACCGTTTTTAACCGGAAGCCTATAATCTTTTACGGCTTCCTCTATGCAATCCATGAGGGCCATGACTAGCTCATTTTCTACCATATTCTACCACCCACTTAGCCTTTATTTGACAAAATTCTTTCCGTTTCGTGAGCTAGTCGCTTATCAACGCTATCGGACATCTTATCCACAATGTTATCCACAACTTTATCATTATTAAGGACTACCGGAACCGCCGGGCCGTAAGTCCTGTCTATCGGCAGGCGTGCCTTTTCTCTACGGCGCATTACCTTGCCATTCCAGATAAACCCTTGGCCTAAAGGCTTAAGCCCGCCCTTCTTGACGCCTACCTTTACCGGTTTTCGCTTTTTGCCGGTGGTGTCGCTGTTAGGCCTATGCGCGTATTCTTCCAAAGGAATATTACTTCCTGAGCTGTCTAAGCTTGCCTCTAGCCGTGTAGCGCTAGCCTTTTTCATCTTGAAGGTAGGCCTAACCGTTTTAGCTTTTACCGTATACTCTCTAGTTACTGACCTGACGCCCTCAGTGCGTCCTTCCTGTAGCGCTCGATTAAGAGCTCTAGTCATAGCTTTTTGGATGCCCCCGGGAACTCCATCCAGAAGTTCCTTAGCTCTTTCTAGCGATTTTCCGTCAATCTCCAGTCGGGCGCTCATTGCTCGTTGGCCTCAATAACTATGACTAGAACTCCCTGCTCTAGGGATACACTCTTTACCAAGTGCATAGCTCCGTCAAGGGTTATAATCTCGCCCTCTACCGGTGATATCCCTAAGTCCTCAGCTGATACATATAGCGTCTTTGTATTAAGGAATACGCCCTCGAGGGGGCTCGCTATGGTTGCCTTAGCCTCTGAGATTATACTGGTATCAATAACCATAGGAACGCCCACGCCGTTTAGCTCGTGAACGTCTGCGAACTCATCCGTATTTATGAATACGGTCTTAATATCGGCTGCTACGGCATCCTTAAAGGCACTCATTTAGCCACCTTCGGCGCTTTCTTTGCTACGGTTTTCTTTGCTGTTTCAGCTTTTACCTCCGGGTTAGTAGCTACCGCTAGACCTTTCGCAATGAGATCATCCGCTCTTTCATCGCCTATTGTCAGCTTATCCCCAGCTTTGCAGATATTAGTATTGAATAACACGTTGGTTGTAAATGTTATGTTCTTCATTCTAACCTCCGAAAAAGGCGAGCATCTGCCCGCCTCAGGTTTATGATTAAACAGCCTTGATTACGTGGAAGCCCTGTATCTGGTGGATGATAGGCAACGGTCTTGACTTAATCTGTACGACGCGACCGGAAGGGTTAGCGCGCTGTACCCATGAGTCAGGAATACGTGAACCCATGTAGAAGTTAACGTTGTCATCACCAGCTAAAGATACACATCCATAGGCCATGGTGGTCTTAACGCCCTGAGATGTTAAAAGAACTAAATCAGTAGGCACCATTGGAGTTTCTACGCCTTCATCGTTCAGGTACCACTCATCATATGAGTAAATATCCAGGCCTGAGTCTTTCAGATAGCCCCAGTATGTAACACCGTTAGGCAGTAAGGATGGAGTGATAAATCCCATATCTACACGGCGCATATCCAGCTGTTCCTTAACGGTCAGCTTAGCCAGCAAAGCCTCCAGAGCGTCGGTACCGCAGATAATTTCAGTAGGGGTAATACCACACTTCTGAATAACACCGCGGCGGATGGTACGAAGGTCTTTCTGGATATCGGCGTCGCCCGCAGTCCAAAGAGTAGTTAAAGTAGTCTTAGGCTGTTCTGCCGGATTAGTAGGCCAGTAGTTAACTACTTCGTCGTAACCTTCGCCCTTGATTGTAATCTTGCCGGTAAACAGTGCCTCGGCGCACATCACTTCCTCACGGCGGGTAATGATGTCATCAAGGTCTGACAAGTCACGCCCCAACTGTTCAGCTGCTCTTTCAGTAGGGCTCTTAGCGCCGTAGATAGTTTCACCTGGAGAACGCTTTAACATGTCTTCAGCGGTAGTAATACGCATTGGGGACATTTCAGGAGCTTCATATGAATTAGTCTGATATCCTTCGCGTTCCAGTACGATACCGCCAACCTTAGGGTTAACGAATGGCGCAACCTTACGACCATTTGAGCCTACGATGTCAATGTCGATCTTAGTGGTGTCAAAGTTACGGGTATTTGAGAAGTAGCGGTCTCTTAAAAAAGTCTTCGCATTCTTGTCAGCTTCGGTAATCATGCCGAGCATTGTTCTTGTGGAAAACATATCCATAATATCTAATTCTCCTTTACTTTACGCTAATGCTATCTTTTAAGAAGATACCAACTTTTCTAGCTGAAGCTTTTAAGCCGTCAACTGTTGCACCTTCTGCAACGGTTAAAGCGTTTTTGTTAAACTCGCCGGTTAAATAAACTGCTGCCAGCTTTGCGCCGTCTGTAGTATCTACGTCTTCAGCCAGCACAGCGTATACTTCGCCGGATGCACCAACTAAAGCACCATCCGCACCTACTAAAGCACCGCGCTTTAAGCCACCTGATACTTGTGCAATTAATAAACTGTCGTTAACTACAGGCATAATCTGAGACGCAGCGAATAGATTATCCTTAGTGGTTGTATAGGTTTCTTGAAATGCCATATTAAGCTCCTTTCCTAAACTCTGTTAAAGCCTTTCTTTCCCGCAGAAATAACCGCATCTAATTCAGCCTGTTCTCTTGCTTTCTGCTCTGCCATTGGATCAATACCTTCGTTAACTACTGGAGCAACTTCCAATAGCTCCTTAGCATCGTCCATTCTCTTAGCTAACATTGTAGCGTTGCGCACTTTGTCAGCTTTTAGTATCGCTACTGCCAGCTTTTCGGCGGTCATAGTCATATCCGCTTTAGCATTAGCTACTAAATCTTCGTGGCCTTCTGTTGCTATCTCTTCAATAGCTAGAATACGGTCACGTTCCATTGTTGCGCCCTTAACCATAGCCTCTTGCTCAATAGCATTAACTAGGTCAGGGTATTCGGATTTTAATTGTTCTAAATCCATATTATAGACCTCCGTCTTTTCTTCTTTTACGGCGGTCTCTTTGACTAAGTTTTCCGCCTCCAAAAAGTCTTTAGGCGCATTAGCTAATAAACAGCCTTGCACCTTAAGACCTCCAACCATAAACACGTCGCCTACTACCTTATTCTCTACCTCTGAGCCCTCGTCTAGCTCATCGGCAAAGCCTAAGTCCACCGCTTCCTGAGCTGTCAGATAGCTCTCTTTCTGCATAAGCTCCAGCAACTCACAACGGGGCTTTTTAGTCTTTTTAGCGTAGATATCTATAACACTTTCGCGGACCTTTTCCAGATTTTCCGCAGCCTCTAAAAGCTCCTCAGTAGTAGAGCTGTTAAGAGCTACGCGTACCGGATGAACTAGCATCATAGAGCCTAAGGGCATTACTACCTTTGCATTTGGTGCAGACGTGATAATAGTCGCGGCACTTGCTGCCATACCTGCGACATATATAGTAACTTCGCCCTTATGTCTCTTGATAAGCTCATATATAGCCATGGCTGTGAATACACTACCGCCTTGGCTATTGATATAGATATCTAAGGCTTGATCGGGTCCTACTACGGCGTCCATATCGGCCTTAAATGTACTTTCATCAAAGCCAGCAGACCAAAAGCCCCCGCCTACTTCTCCAAATAGGTCAAGTCTAGCCCTTGCGTCATCTGCCTTTGCTGTGAATTTGTAAAAGTTATTCATCTTCTACTACCTCATTATCAGATTGAACCGCTACTAATCCGCCGCTTGTTAAACCGTCCTGGCGTCTTAACTCCTCCTCGCGTTTACGTACTGCGTGGATGGTCTCCCACTCCATACCAGTAAGCTCTGCGGCTTCTCTCTCTCGAGTGCTAAAGCCCTCATCTACGCGTACCTTTGCGGCGTTGGCTTCTTTAAGCGGATCTAATTGTCCCTGGGCGTCTCCGTACCATTCCGCACCGCACCATGCAGCCCGAATAGCCGGGTCTGTCAAAAATCCTTCAGCCTTAATACGCCCCTTGAGCACGGCCTCTGTTAGCCATTCCTCATAGATGGGCTGACAAAAGCCACCTACTAGCCACTCTCTACGCATGCGGAACATTTTCCAGGCTTCCAATAAGGAGGCACGGGATGCTGAATAACTAGCAGTAAAATTCTTAACCAGGAGCTCGTAAGGTATTTCTAAGGCTGCGCCTATTTGACGGCAGATAGCTATAACGAAGCCATCAAATGCTGTATTAGGTCTTCCTGGGTTGGCTATTTGCACCTCTTCGCCTTCTTCCAAGCCTACTATAGCACCATTACCTAGCTCATAGGCATTAGGGTCCTTATCTACCTGCATAGCCGGATCGAACATCTGGCCAAGTGGAGTATTAGGACTATTAGACTTAATAAACACGGTAAACATACCGGCCACAACCGCGGCCATCAGTTCGGCCTCGCTATAACGGCTTAACTGCTTTAAGCTCTCAATTACCGGGGCTAGTAGTGGCACGCCTCTACGCTGGGCTGGTCTTTCTACGTCAGCCATTATGTGCAAAACATTGCGACGACCTGTAGCACGCCCAAAAGCATATACTCTAGTCCATTCCTGCTTAGTCTGAATGTTAGTTCTTGGATAAGAATTAGGATTGTATTTAGCTATCCAATACGCAACGGTCTCACCATATTGTCCTATTTCGACGCCGCCTAAGATGTTGGCATTGGCAGGCACATTAACGGTAGGGTTGCATACCCTATCGGCTTCAATAAGGCCAATCCGGAGATCGTAAGGACTTCCGCCCCTAGGGATAACCGGCATAGTTACGAATACATCACCGCTCATAAGTGCGGATAGTAAGACTAAACTCTGTAACTGGTAGAAGTTCTGGCGCCGTTCGGCGTCGCAGTTTACGCTCTCAGCCCACAGCTTCCACTCTCTAACTACATCTTTTTCCCAGGCTCTGGCTTCTTCCTCGGTTAGCCCTAAATACTCCGCGTCAATTTGCGGGTTAAGCGCTAGACCGCTTCCCACAACGTTTGTGCGAAGCGTCTTAAGGGCGCCGGTTGCCAGGGGTGATCCCATGTATAAATCGCGGGACCGGTTACGTAAAGTCTCTATGTTGTCTACGATATCCTCATCAGCGCTCATGCCGGAGGTTATCCATCCCAGGAGGCTTTTCTTTGCATAACTAGCGCCATGCCTACCGTAGCCGCTGCCGCCTGAGTATAAGCTGTTAATGAATTTTTGTTTTTTCCGGGCAATATCGCGCTGTAAGGCTCGCTCAGGGCTGAATATTCCGATAGCTTTGTCTATGATATTCATCTATTGACCCCTATAAGTCCCTAGGAACAGCTCTCAATACGCGAGCACCCTTACCCGCGCTGGTTTCCAGCTTGTCTAACTCGTTGCGCCAGAACTTAATACGAGCGGTTATATCTGATAAGCTAGCCCTTGTTAGTGACCTTCCGCCTATCTTGTAACTCTGCCCTGTAGCGACTGCCTTTTCTGCTTCAAGCCACATATCCAGGTTTGCCCTGGCTTCTTCAATCGTTATCCACGACATAGCGCAAACGCCCCTTACCAAAATTTTATAAAATTGTCTATGATATTTTTTAAAAAATCAATACCTAATTACAATTTTTGCTACGCAATACGCTAAATTGCAACCTTCGCCGGAGATAGTAACACGGCTTTATCGCCGGTGTGCTCCTCATAGCGTTGTATAATCACGCTTGCATATATCGGGTCAAGCTCGCACATATAGCACCGCCGGCCTAAATTCTCGCACGCGATCAGCGTTGTACCACTTCCACCGAATGTGTCCAGCACAATATCGCCCGGAGCGGTACTGTTCTCGATTAGATACTCAAAGAGGGCTACGGGTTTCATGGTAGGATGTAGGTTGTTACTTTTCGGTTTGTCAAAGTCTAGTACGGTTGTCTGAGATCGGTCGTTATACCAGTTATGAGCTGCGCCGTCTTTCCATCCGTATAGACAAGGCTCGTGTTTCCACTGATAATCTTGCCGGCCAAGTACAAGGCTCGACTTGTTCCAGATTAGGCACTGTCGCACCTGTAGCCCCACATCACGGGCAGCGCCCCTAAAGTTAAAGCCCTCACTGTCAGCGTGCCATATGTAGAACGCCCCGCCCGGTGCCAGTACATCGACGGAGGCTTTATAGGCCTTTCTGAGAAAATCCCTAAAGGCTAAATCCTGCATACTGTCGTTTTGTATCTTCATGCCGGACTGCCCTTCATAGTCCACGTTATAAGGCGGATCGGTCAGCCATAGGTTAGCTTGTTCTCCTTGCATTAAGGATTTTACGGTGTCGGGGTCGGTGCTATCCCCGCAGATTAAGTAATGCTTCCCTAATTGCCATATATCCCCCGGCTGGGTGATAGGCTCGGCTGGAGGCTCAGGCGGTATATCCTCTCCAGGGTCTCGCTCTTCTTCCTCCGCTCCGATGTCGGCGTTTAGTATCTCATCCAGCTCCTCAAGTGAAAAGCCGATAATATCCAGGTTAAAATCATCTAGCTTAATGTCTGTTAATTCCTGGTTTAACAGGTCATAATCCCAGCCGGCATTAAGTGCCAGTTTGTTGTCAGCTATCCGCAGGGCTCTGATTTGTGTCTCGGTTAAGCCCTTAAGCCTAATCACGGGGACGGTATCCATGCCTAGACTTCGGGCTGCAGCTGTCCGTCCGTGCCCGGCTATGATTTCGTTGTTCTCGTCGATCAGAACCGGATTAGTAAATCCGAACTCCTTAATCGATGCAGCGACCTGCGCTATTTGCTCCGCGCTGTGAGTGCGGGTGTTTCTGTTGTATTCCTTAAGTTTAGATATTGCCAGGTGCTCAACCCTCAAAGGGCTGTCATCTCCTTTCCGCTATAGGCTCACTTTGGATAAAGTACCGCGTTGTCGTTTAGCCGGTGCCACCGGTGGAGTTGCTCCGCTTTCGTAAATTTCTGCCAGGTATTCAAAGTTAGGGTTAATCATCTCAATAGCTGCGGTTGCGTAGACGAAGCAGTCCAGCGCCTCGTTACGCTCGCGTATCTTTTTCCATCCGGTTTTAATGACGCCTTTTTCGAATTTATGCTCGTAGATTTCTGCGGTCAGTTGCTGGAAAAAGTTCTCATTAAAGCCTCTTTCCGCTTGGCGGGCATAATGCACATAGCCCGGTCCCTCGTCCTCGATTTTCAGGCGCCCCATGACAATACTCTTGCCGGCGTCAACTCCCAGATTAAACAGTGTCGCGCTTTCGGTATTGTTTTTTGTCGGAGGGTTAATAAACGGCACATTAGCACCGCCTCGACCTTTCACGCTGAACACACGGGCACGCTCTCGGGCTTTGGTGTAGCGGTAAACACTGGAAGTAAATGCGCCGTCGCCTGAGTCAATGCAGGTGCAAGCTATAGGAAGCACTGCGCCATTGTTTAGTGCCCTGTGTTGCTGTAGCACCGCGTCCAGCTGTTGCCATGTTGTCGGGTCATCCGGTGCACCCCATAATATCCGGTGCTCAATGCCCCAGCACTCCTTGCCTTTCCCCCAGCCGTAAACAGTGCACTCTAGGCGGTCCCTCTGAACGTCCACGCCCGCGGTTAAGACTAGCACGCCGTCCGGTAAGTTATCCCCTGGATAGTATTCACGGCGACGGTGCAGGTGCTCCCAGTTATCCTCATCGTGGCTTTCCTCCCATGGCTCGCCCAGCTTCAGGTTAATAAATTCCATTAAGCCCGCTTTATCCCGGCTCTTGGTCGCCGTTGTAAACTCTTCTACAAGGGCATGCAGGTTAACCCATGGGCTGTAAAGGCTGTTAATGTGATAGCCCTTTATGCGACTATCCCGATTAGTTGCTTTCCATCGTCCGGCGGTCAGCATAGTCATATCGGGCTTATAGGCTCCGCGGGTAACTTCCCCGCATTTTGGGCACACCATCCGCGCCGTCAGGGGTAAGGCTTCACCGTATTCGTCCTTATCCCACTTGACGTTTTCCCACTTCAGGACGTGCTCATGGCCACAATGAGGACACGGAACATAGTAAAGCCTTTGATCGCTCCGCAGATACCAGCTCTCAATCGGCGACGCGTCTTTTATCGTCGGGGTGCTTACCATCACGATTTTTCTGTTATGGAAGTTTGTTGTACGCTGTAATGCCAGTTTAAGAGGGTCGCCCTCTTTAGTCGCGCTGTAGCGGTCGATTTCGTCGCATAGCAATACGCGAATAGGACGCGAAGCAAGTCCCGCCGGACTGTTGGCACCTACAAGGGCTAAATATCCGCCGGGGTAATGCTTCATGCGTATTGTGGTACTTGATTTCCTGCTGGTTCCGCGTCCGTCCTTGCCCTCTTCCAGCTTGCCATTAAGCCCTGGAGAAAAGCGGAACGTAGGGTCAATACGCTCCTTGGAGAAGCTCTCCGCCGCCTCCAGTGTAGGCTGTAGCATAAGTTGCGGGGCAGGGTCCTGGTCTACGTAATATCCCATGATGTTTAGCAGGGCTTCGGATTTGCCAACCTGGGAACTCATCATTAGGACTACTGTCTCAGTACGGCGGTCTGTGGCAGCGTCCAAGGGTTCACGCAGATAAGGAACGCGGGAAGTACGCCATACCCCCGGCTCTGGTGATGTGCCAGGTGCTACGTATCGGTACTTATCCGCCCACTCGCTCCCAGTTAATTTACTACGCGGGGCGAAGGCGGTTAAAAAAGCGTTAGTGTAAATCATTGCCGTTTTTTCCCTAGACGTTTAACTAAATCCAGTAGATAGCATTTAAGGCTGTTGCGGTTGTTCGCTCCCATTATCCCCACCTCCTTTCCGCTTGAGCTTCTGCAACTCTTTGAGCGCGTCGTTAATAGCGTCGGTGATTATGTCCTCGATCTCCCGCGCCGGTCGCCCCTCGCACATTGACGCTATACGGGGCGGAACCGCTAAGAGTTGGGTCTTGATGTTCTCCGCAAGTTGTGACGCTTCGGCAATAACCGCCGATTTTTCCAAAAGTTCACCCGCGCGGAGCTTATACTCGATTTCCTTTAGCTTTGCCTGGTAGGTTTTCTCAGCCAGTTTAGCCCTGTTCAGGGCCTCGTTAATGCTTGCCGCTTTCGCGGTCTTGTCGCGGAACTCATCCAGGGTATCTTGACCGGCATGCTTCGGCTGTGGCATCGGTGCCGGTGCAGGTTGTGGGCTAGAATTCGCTCCCGCCCGCTTTTCAGCGCGTGCCTGTTCGGACCGTGCCTTTTCCTGCTCCAGGGCTTTCATGCCCTCGCTCAGCGAAATAAGTCCCTCATCGTCACGCTGTATGATTCCATTTTTGATTAGCTTTAAAATCCAGACGTGGGACTTCCCCACGTGACGCGCGAACTCGCGCACTGATACCCCATCACTCATAGATTACACCTCTATAACTATTCTACCGCGGGGCTGTGGCCTGTTCACGCCTGCGGTAATAAAAGCGTGATGTATATTACCATCTTTCCGTTACCGCGGATAGCTCAGCGACTAATTAATGTAAATACCTATTATTTCGGTAGGTGTTAGGGGGCTAAGGGCTGGGCAGGGGTTGCGGTTACCCTATTTTCGGGGGTCGTAGCTAGAAAGATTTCGGGGTGGCGCGCACCAGATCGGAAGAGCACACGTCT